CTACGATAACCGCGCATTCAACATGGCTATCTGTTCGTCGTTCATGTCATCAATCCACATACCGTAAATTTCATACACCATCTGCGCAGTTTCATGCCCCATTTGGCTGGCTATAAATGCCGGGTTCGCTCCTGCCGTCAACAGCCAGCAGGCAAAAGTATGCCGCGTATGGTACGGATTACGGCGGCGAATACCAGCACGTTTTACTGCTGCATTCCACCTTGCCCCCAAACTGCTTACCGAGTAATAAGGTTTTTGTTTTCCGTTACACACCCTGGGCATGAAAACAAAATGCAGTTTTTGCTTTTCGGTTCTGCCGTACTCCCGATGATAAAAGGTGATTTCGCTTTTGCGATGATGCCCGGTCAGTTTGTATTGCTCCTTCAGTGCTTCAAGAGCAGGCTGCAGTAGTGTTACTGTTCGGATCCCGGCATTTGTTTTTGGGGGACCGAACATATCAAGTATCGTCAGGTTTCTTCTGACATTCACTATTCCCTTTTCGAGATCCACATCCTCCCACGCCAGAGCTGCCAGTTCCCCGTGACGAAGTCCTGAGTAAACGGCAAATTTCCACAAGTTCTGGCTCTGTCCTTTTTCACTTTCCATTAATGCATTGAATTCTGTTTTAGATAACGGATCAGGCTTTATTCTGTTTCGCTGTAATTTTTTTACTCCTTCAAATGGTTTAGTTGATATAAATCCCGACTGATACGCAAAACGCAACAGCGAACAGAGCAGGGCGATATAGTTATCAACTGTGCGCACGGTTCTTCCTTTTTTGTTGGATCTTGGATTATCCAGGTAAAGCGTTTCTCCATGCAGCAGTTCATTCCGGTAGTTTAAGATATCGCTATAACGAATATGTGATATCGGGGTACTTTCACAAATTATTATTCTGAGTGTTTTTAATTGTGATTTCGTTTTCTTCATTGTGTTTGTTGTTAACTCTGTCTCTTTAATTTTTGTCCAGATATCACAAAGCTCTCCGAACGTTTTTATGACTCTCGTTGTCACCATTTTTGCCCCAGTGCTGGACTGGGGAAAACGTCTTAAATACTCAAATTCACCGGAGTTTATTTCATGAACTATCAGCGATCTTAAATTTCCGGCCTTTTTAATATTACTGTTTGTAATCTCCCAGCCTTTTAATGTTTCCCGACATCGTTTTCCTCGAAACATGAACCAGATGCGAATGTATCTACCTCTAATCTCGACACCTGTTGGTAATTTAGACATATCATGAGTCTTTGATAAACTGATTTATCTTTGGATAGTTGTACCAGATAATCCCTCGTTTGCTGTCTGGCTTACCTAAAGGAGATACTCGTTTGAAGTGGAAGCCCTCCACCCAACAGTTCTGGCGGTATGCTTCAATTTGTCTGGCCCCCAGACCAGTGCGAAGCATCAGGCCGTATTCAACCATCCACTCTTCATTAAAGATTACTTGTGCCATCGCATCACCTCTGGCAGGCGCCAATGTTAGACTGAAATTGACGCCCGATGTTGATTATTAATAATCAGCTATGAAGTTTTAATTTGAATACAATGCAATTCTCGAGGACTGAAGTTTCTCGCAATTAAAATTTATCAGTTTTACTTTCTGCTCTCTGGAAACGCCTGCTTCTTTTTTACCTGAGAGCATTTTTTCGCATTCTGATTTCGTTAGTTTAGATTTTGAATATCTTGTCCAGTTAGTAGGAGTGCCACCTTCCTTTTCAATAGTGGCGGTAATTTTATACATGAACACCTCCATTATTATTTCCAGTGGTTCGTTTATTCCATCTTTCGAGTGCTTCTTTTTCACTTCCACCATAACCGGTTCGGGATTCGCATCCGTTACACTTCGCTCGGTAATATCCTGAAATGGCTTTCACCGTTACTGATGGACAACCACAAAATGGACATGGTTTAACATTGTCATATCTCATAATTTTTCTCATAAAAAATATTTCAAGTTGGCGGTGCATTACACCGCCAGGCTGAATTATTCCTCTGAATTATCGATTACACTGTATTCCCCGGTTAATACAGAGGAATCTGCAGGATCGATTGTCAGTGGTTCCTTTTCATCCATTGATACTGCACGCTGGATCTCAATTGATACGGGCAGATATTTGAACAGGCGACGAATAGCCGTTTTCTTTGCCATTTCTTCCCAGTGAGTTACCCACGGCCCGTTATTACCAGCTTTACTCAGGCTGCGCACCAGCTCAATCTGTTTGCGCGTCATAACTTCAAACTGAGTACCTCCGTCTTTCAGTCTTGCGACAGCATAGACGTGGGTAACCGGGGCATCTTCGTTTTCTCCCGGGCGGTGTATTAACTTTTCATCAAGGCCAAATTCGAAGCTAAACTCGTCACCTTCACGGACAACACGGGCTGACAGGCTGGCGATTTGACCAGAACGGCGAGCCAGATCAATCATGCCGCGATAGCCAATGATTAGCTGAACGTTCTTTTTACCGCTCTTTTCGTTTTTATTACCAAAAGGCAGTAAATATGCATGACCGAGGGCGCTACCTGGCTCAAGTCCGAGCTGTGAACACTGTACGATCGCACTGACAAAACTCATAGTGTCACAGTTTCCTAACGCCGGAACTTTACGAATTTCTGTGGTGGCGATACGGATCATACGTTCAGCCGTCATATGGCGTGGAAGAGCTGCTGCCAGTTGCTCTTTCATTGATGGCTGGTTAATAAAACTAATCACGTCGCTATTTTTAACTGCTGCTGGTGCACGGTTTCCCTGAGTTTTTTGCAGATCGGCTTTTGCGATTGGTGGTTGCTTAGTCATTTGCATATTCCTTAGCCCAGCGGGGCAGTGATAATGTCTTAATAGCTGGCCATTCATCGGTATTCAGGCAGTCAGACAGGGTTCGCAGATTGCGGTGATATTCCTGTTGACCTGCCAGTTTTGCTTCTTCGCCCATCATGAAAATTTCAACCGGATAACGTCCGCATTCAATAGTTGTGCTGGCAACCAGAAAAACGAAAGTTGGCTGCACTCCAAACTGTGCTTCATAACCGTCACTGTAGAATGCATCCTGAACGTGATAGCGGTAGTCGTAATAAGCGGTTTTGAATCGTTGAATATCCGCCGTAGTTTTCACGTCCATGATCCAGTGAAATTCAGGGATAATTTTGTCCGGACGGCACCGACACAAAATTCCTGTTTCAGGATCTTCCCAGTAAATTGATGATTCAGCGTGTCCGGCGCTTTCAACAAGCCATTGCCCCAGCGGCAAAGCCATAACGCTTTGATACATGAGTTCAATTTTCCGGCCTTCTTCCGCAGTGATAACCGTTTTTCCTGTGCTTGCGCATTCCATCAGAAACGCTTTCTCTTCTTCTTTTCCGGCGTTTGTACGGCGGTTAAATTCAGGTGCTACGATAAAGCGGTTACTGAATTCTTCCGGTTCAAGTACCCGGCAGTGGAAAGCAGTTCCTAAATCGAGCGTTTTTGTCTTTGTGGTGTCCACGGGGGCATTTTTACGCCACAAATATAGTGCCGGAGTATCAGCAATGTCATCGAGCTGAGACTTACTGATACCGGGACCCGCGTGGTAATTCTCATTCGAAATTCCGTAATAAATACCTGGCTCTATGTCTTCTACGATTACGGGATCTGCGACTTCGCCAGTTTCATCACTGCAATCGCGATGGGGATCGCTGCCAGCATTCTCATTGTGCGGATGTTCAGCGCCTTCCATTTCCTCCGGATCATTTTCCTTAGCTTCAACCTGACTCTCTTCATCGAATGTTTCCTGGTATGTTGCGTCGCCCATCACCGCACCACAGTCAGGGCAGTTATCCCCGCCAGTCTGGCCGCAGGCATTGCAGGCTATTTCCGGTTCCTGTTGCACTACTGGCTCAGGTTGATTCATATCTGGGCTGGTTTTTTCCGTTTCTGGCTGGTTCTGGTACACACAATCGCGAGTCTGGATCCCCTTTACCCATTTCGGATCGTTCGGGTCGCTAATTCCGTCAACAAATTCACCACGTGATGCAGCAAGCAATTTATCGGCATCGACAGGATTTTTTGATGGAATGTTTTTCCGGGCTTCATGGAGTTCTGCCCGCAGTTCCTGATATTTCGCATCAACAGAATTTACCTGTGACTGAGCATCCAGCGGCTGCGTGTCCTGATGATGTTCAGTTGCGTCCGGTTCCATTGTTTCAGCCTCTCCCTGTTCAACTGCCGTTGTTCCAGATGGTTGCGGTTTTTCTTCATCATCCTGTTTTCCTTCTTCTGTTACTCGCTGCGGCATCGGGGCAGAGGAGCGACCGCAGGCAATATCCACGATTTCCGGATCAGGGTTGGCATGATCGGTTTCAGTCAGTACTTTGTTCAGATATTCAGTGACGTGCGCGGGGATGACCTCGATCCCAATTGGTGCTTCTTTTACGGACGCAACCACGATGGCGCGGGAATAATCCAGCCCGCCAGGCATGGTGATGAATTTGTCGCGGAAAACAGAAAAGGGCGGTTTATTTTCAGCGATAATTTCCTCAATGCGTTTAGCGTGTGCCGGATGAAGGTTATAGATGTCCAGATCCATTGAACGGGCCAGTACGCCAGTGGCTACGTCGCGCGCCAGTGACGTCAGATCGTGTACGAAACCTTCGCCGCGATCGGTGAGGTTTCCGCCGCCAGCATTAGCACCGGAAGCCGTGCGAGTGATGTGTGAAACACGATTACCCTTCATCCACTCTTTTGTCAGCAGTCCTCGATCGGTGTAGTCAGCGTTCAGGTATGCTTCGAAAAAAGCAGTTATCAGTCCCAGGTTTGAATTACCAGGATTAGGGAAAACTTTGTCAGTGTCACGAACCAGTTTGTGGAGTTCGCGAATTTCCAGCGGGTCGAGCAGGCTGGTTTTGTGGGAAACAGCCAGGGCAGTAACAGCCGGTAGTTCTTCAGCCCGAGCAATGTGTAATGCCTGGAGTCCGTCGCGTGAAACGTGCGTTACCGGTTTTTCGCTGCCGTGTTGAGCAAGCCAACGAATGGGCAGTTCCTGGCCAGAAATTGGGAGTAGCATATTCTCCTCAATCTCAGTCATGTCTTCGCCGTTGACGTTGGTATTGCCTTGATAGTGAGCGTTGTCTGGTGCTGCTCCCGGTTTTAGTTCCCATGTCATGGAGTCTTTGCTGAGTTGATAGCGTTCACTCCAGGTAAAATCGATCTCACCTTCAGCGGGCAGGTCATTAACGACAGGAAAATTCGTGGCAACAGCTTTAAAATAGCTGCTCAGTTTTTTACCTGACTTAACGATCAGGTAGTCCAGAGTGGCACAGGTCGATTCAAAATCGTTGCTTGCCCACAGGACGACGTCAGGTTCACCGGATGATTTTTTCGCTTTCCGTAACAGGAAGAGTGGTTTTGTGCTCATTGTTTTTTAACCTCAACTCAGATTAAAATTCGTTTTGTTCAGTGAATGATCTTGCCGGATACACACTGTTCATAGCCTGCGCCATACGCAGGCTATTTCTTTCAGATTTCACCTTTTAATTTCATTGCAATTAGAGTTGCCAGAAATTCGGCTTTTTTTTCTGCGGGCAGATTCTTTCCGATATGCACCAGGCACATTTTTTTGACACCTTCATCAAGTGTTTTTACGTTGCCTGATGGACCATCGATATCAACCACAGTGAATGGGGTTTCTTTATTTTCTGTTTTAATTACGTAGCCAATGCGCTTTCCTTCCAGATTCACCTCGTGAACAATGTCATCGGTAGTTACAACAGTGGCTTCATAATTGGTAATCATGTTTTTCTCCTTAATTAAGGTTGAGCGAATACCTGCCATTTCTGGCATAAATTCAGTTTCGAATAGTCAATTAATTAAAGTTCATGTGCCATCTGGTCTTTTTCGGCACAAGCTTCACTGCAATATTTTCTCGGTTCGTCTTTTGATAAAATCCCGTGCATGAAGTGAAGCATTCTTTCAATAGCTTTGCTTTCTTCAACGTCTTTTTTGCAAAGGTGGTAAGCACATTTTATTTTCTTAGTCATCACCATGACTCCGCCTTTACAGGTAAACCATCACGACCGAGGAAGACTTTAATCATGCGGTCAGTAATGCATGTTTTTGTGGTCAGGTTACGAATATATAGTTTTCGCTTTTTAATATTGTTTGCCGAGGCAATATATGTCCGGCCTTCATGAAGAACATAATCGCCAGGAGTCACACACTGACGTGGTATTTCATCAGTTCCGAAGTGATGTGCAATCATAATTATCTCCATTTTTACAAATGAACTTTGTTGATGCGGTGCCTGGTGCCTCCAGGTGACTGCAACCAGTTAACAATTACAGTCGGCTTTCCCACCCAAACCAATAAGGACTAACATGACTTTTAACTGTGCCACGTGCGCTTAGCCGCATTCACCGCATCACAAAATTCACTTTAAAAAGGGCGGACATCAGCCGAACTTCAAGAAAAAAACTGATGCCGCCAGGACTACACACAGCAATGTCGTTATTTACAACCGGAGGCGCACTCCCACCATTTAAATTTAACAGACAAGACCGACTCTTTATGGATATCGGAAATGCGCCTTCGTGTTGTGCCCGGTTTTATTTCACCACCTCCGGGCTTCGGTGGTCTCGGCTATACCCCTACAGCGAGAGCTTGTGTTAACATTTCAATACCCTTACAGTTGAGAGTTATTGATATGTTGGATGTATTTACTCCATTGTTGAAACTTTTTGCTAACGAGCCACTCGAAAGACTTATGTATACGATTATCATTTTTGGTCTCACTCTCTGGCTGATACCGAAAGAGTTTACTGTCGCATTCAATGCTTATACTGAAATACCTTGGCTCTTTCAGATTATCGTTTTTGCCTTTTCTTTCGTGGTCGCCATTTCCTTCTCAAGATTGCGAGCACATATTCAAAAGCATTATTCATTACTACCAGAGCAACGAGTATTGCTTCGTTTATCTGAGAAAGAAATCGCTGTATTTAAAGATTTCCTTAAAACAGGAAATCTTATTATCACTTCTCCTTGCCGTAACCCGGTTATGAAAAAATTAGAACGGAAGGGCATCATTCAACATCAGAGTGATAGCGCAAACTGTTCTTATTATCTCGTCACCGAAAAATACTCCCATTTTATGAAGTTATTCTGGAACAGCAGGAGTAGACGTTTTAATCGTTAGCTTACTGTGTGCTTCTCCAACCATCGGCGCGCACCAGTTTCGGTTTTAAATGTTTTGCTTTTGGTATACGTCATGGCAGTGAACGTTCCATCCTGGTTGGGGAACACGCCGCACACCAGGGATTCGTTGTTGCCGAGGTCGATTTTTTGCATTTTGCGAATCTCACATCTTGTTGCTACGTATAGCGACTTCTGCCTGCCAGAGATCCCAGTCGTTGCTGCGTAAAGCCTGCACAGCCTGGTTGTAAGTGATACCGCAACAATCCATCAAATACTGAACTACTTCGTAATGCACCATCTTATCTATCCCCTTAACGCCGGGTGGCGGAACTAACTGCTGCACTGCAAAATTTGAATCCCGCCGTCATGTTCATACGCCTCGGGCTGGCTACTTAACCCCTGACCACTGCCTGGTAACTCGAAGTATTGCCCGGCGTTCTGTGGGGCGGGGTGGGTTGGTAGGTATATAATGTACTTTGTGTTCATCATTGTAAAGTACTTTAAGTACATTTTATGTATAAAAAAATGAGACGGGATAAAGTGAAGCACAAACCCGGAGGGGGACGCTACCGGATTTATGCTGGTTTAAGAGGCTTTTTGTTTTTTCTTTCGTGCTAACTCTTCGTAAATTGCATTGTACTTCTGTTTTTTCTCCTCAAGAGTTTTTAAAAGTTCATCTGTCTCACTGTCAGGGAGCTCGTCCAGAAGGTCAATGATGATTTTTTGTCTTGGATTTAACTCCTGATAGAAACGTATCTGTCCACTTTCTTCTGTATCCTCTCCCAAAAGATAGGTTGGTGTTGTTCCAATGAGTGTTGCTAATTCCCTTAATTTCTCTCGGCGAGGAATTGTTTCACCATTAAACCATTTGCTAACCGCTTTTGGTGTTAATTTCATTCGACGGGCAATTTCTGCCTGCCTTCCATGTTGTTCATAACCAGCGTTTTCACAGGCTAGCGCAAGCCTACTGGCGAACTCTTTACGCGCTTTATCTTCATGAACCATAAGTTCAATGATATTCGCTCTTGAATGTACTGTCAGTTCTGTTATAGCATGTACTCAAAGTTCACATTGTGAGGATGATATGAACCAGAAAACACTTGAAGATGTAATCAAAACTGTTCGCGTTTCTGTTGTGGCCGACGTTTGTGGTGTCAGCCAAAGAGCAATCTACAAATGGATGGATAACGGAAAATTGCCTCGCACAGAATATACCGGCGAAACAAATTACGCTGAAAAAATCGCTCATGCATCAAACGGATTATTTTCTGCCGATGCAATTTTAACTATTGGCAGAAATAAAACTACTACGAAAAAGCTGATGGGAGTTGATTCATGAAAATCAAGCATGAGCACATCGAATCAGTGTTGTTAGCCCTGGCAGCCGAAAAAGGGCAGGCGTGGGTCGCTAACGCAATTACTGAAGAATATCTGCACCAGGGGGGCGGCGAATTGCCCCTGGTACCAGGCAAGGACTGGAACAATCAGCAGAATATCTATCATCGTTGGTTGAAAGGTGAAACGAATGCGCAAAGGGAAAAAATTCAGAAACTGATCCCTGCGGTTCTGGCAATTCTTCCTCGCGAGCTGCGTCACCGACTCTGCATCTTCGATACCTTGGAACGCCGTGCATTACTGGCGGCACAGGATGCACTGAGTACGGCAATTGATGCGCATGATGATGCAGTCCAGGCCGTTTACCGTAAAGCACATTTCAGCGGCGGCGGTTCTCCTAGCGATTCTGTCGTAGTGCATTGATTGAAATTAATCGTACCGAACTGTTTTGTTCGGTATCAGTTAAATGTAACGCTGCGAGCGTTACAAGGTGAAAACAAATGGCTTCAAACTGGATAAAGCTCGAAGTTATTACGCCGGATAAGCCGGAAATATTCAGGCTTGCTGAGATTCTGAATATTGATCCAGATGCCGCATTAGGGAAAGTCATTCGCTTCTGGGCATGGGCGGATCAACAAATGATAGACGGTAACGCAGAGTGTAACGCTCGAGGCGTTACAAAAAGTGCAATAGACCGTATCACTTTTATGGCTGGTTTTGCTGATGCGTTAATTCAGGTTGGATGGCTGGTCGAAAGTGATGGAGTGCTTTCACTACCAAACTTTGAGCGTCATAACGGAAAAAGCTCGAAAAAACGGGCGGTTACAAACGAGAGAGTTACAAAAATACGCGAACTGAAGCGAAAAGGTAACGCTGCCAGCGTTACACAAACGGATCAAAAAGCGTTACCAGAGGAAGAGGAAGAGGAAGATATAAATACTGATCTCCCCCTAAATCCCCCTCGGCAAAAACGAGCGTCTAAACAATTCGAGCCGGAGGCCATTGCTCTGCCCGACTGGTTGCCAGAAACACTCTGGAATGAGTGGGTCCAGTTCAGGCAGGCATTGCGAAAACCGATTCGAACGGAGCAGGGCGCTAACGGGGCGATACGGGAACTGGAAAAATTCCGCCAGCAGGGTTTTACCCCTGAGCAGGTGATTCGACACAGCATCGCCAATGAATACCAGGGCTTGTTCGCGCCGAAAAGTGTTCGGCCTGAGACGTTGCTCCGACAGGTTAACACTGTCTCGTTTCCGGACAGTGCGATCCCGCCAGGCTTCAGGGGGTAACTGACCATGAAAAATATTGCGACAGGCGGCGTTCTGGAACGTATCCGCAGACTGGCCCCGCCACATGTAACCGCGCCATTCAGGACGGTGGCGGAGTGGCGCGAGTGGCAACTTGCAGAAGGCCAGAAACGTTGCGAGGACATCAATCGCCAGAATCGTCAGTTGCGGGTGGAAAAAATTCTGAATCGCTCCGGCATCCAGCCGTTGCACCGCAAATGCTCGTTTTCGAATTACCAGGTGCAGAACGACGGCCAGCGATACGCGTTGAGCCAGGCGAAATCCATCGCCGATGAACTGATGGTCGGGTGTACAAATTTTGCGTTTAGCGGAAAACCTGGTACCGGAAAAAACCATCTGGCGGCGGCTATCGGGAATCGCCTGCTGAAAAACGGTCAGACAGTGATTGTGGTTACCGTGGCTGATGTTATGAGTGCTCTACACGCCAGCTATGACGACGGGCAATCAGGCGAAAAATTTTTGCGGGAACTGTGCGAAGTGGATCTGCTGGTTCTTGATGAAATTGGCATTCAGCGCGAGACAAAAAACGAGCAGGTGGTACTGCACCAGATTGTTGATCGCCGGACAGCGTCGATCCGCAGCGTGGGGATGCTGACAAACCTGAACTATGAGGCCATGAAAACATTGCTCGGCGAGAGGATTATGGATCGGATGACCATGAACGGCGGGCGATGGGTGAATTTTAACTGGGAGAGCTGGCGCCCGAATGTTGGTCAGCCAGGAATTGAGAAGTAATTTTTACCGGGAGGAAATTTTAATGGAGACCGTTTTTGACGCACTGAAAGCAATGGGAAAAGCCTCTTCCCAGGAAGTGGCAGCACGTCTGGGAATGACCCGGGATGAGGCGATTAACGAGCTGTGGAAACTGAAGCGTCGTGGGGAAGCTGATAACAAGGGCCCGATGTGGTGGTTGACTCAAACCGACGAAAACGCATCTGTAGCACAGGCTTCTAAAGTGACAGCGCAAATGCTGATCGAGGCGATTGAACAGCATGGCCCTAAAGCGGCTGATGAACTTGCACTGATATTCAGAATTACTTCCCGCAGGGTGAACTCATCGCTGGCTATGGCCATCAGCAAAGGTCGTCTGATTCGCGTAAATCAGAACGGTAAATTTCGTTACTGCCTGCCGGACGGTAATTTACCAGCAGAGCCGAAAGTTGTATCGGTAGTGAAAACACCTGGTAAAGGCTTTCCTCAGCCAGCCGGTGTTGCGTTACCAGTACAGGAAGCGGCAACACAGGAAGAAATTAAAACAGATACTGTGGGGGACATTGTGCAGTCACTACCATCGTTCACTGAAACGCGAGCCAATGACCTGATTATACCATCGCTGCAAATGGCAAACCGCGAACTGCGCCGGGCGAAAAGTTATGTCCAGAAGTGGGAGCGAGTCTGCGCCGCGCTGCGTGAGCTGAACAAGCACCAGGATATTGTCCGTCAGATTGTCGATTCCTCCAGTCGTATTGTGTCGGAAAAGTGATTCTAGGGGAGGGCTTATGGCAAAAGTATTAACACAGGAAGAGCGAGAAAAAATTAAAGGGCAGATTGTTGATCTCGTACGCCAGAGTGGGCGCGAGACGTTAAGGCAACTGGAGGCCAAGACAGGGGCGACAAGATATCTGATGAGCATTCTTGCCAGAGAGTTGGTTGCCAGTGGCGATGTATACAACTCTGGCTATGGGTTATTTACCTCTGAACAGGCTCGTAAGGACTGGAATAACGCCCGCAAAAAACTATCCAGGGCAAAGGTGAAAAAAACGGTTGTGGTTGATCCTGACCTTATCTGGTCATTACCAGACGGAGAAATACGCCGATATGACGGGCGTCTGAATATAATCTGTAGCGAGTGCCGTAAGAGCGAAGTTATGAAGCGTGTACTGATGTTTTATCGAGGAAGTATCCAGGAATTTATTCGGTAAGCAAAATCAAAATGTAATCGCTCAAGTTTAAGTTGGTGTATCTACGGCGCAGAGCCATCGCCTCATCTGGCACTGCGCTAAAATCAAATTTAGTTCCACTCTTTATTTTGTATCTGCTAAAACGCTACATAAGATTTTACTTTTTTAAAGAATAAGGGAATATGTGCACCATATTGGAGGCTAGTGGATATATTCCTATGCTACGAGTTGTCTTTTTTAGTTGATCTATGCTTGCTTCTTTATCGGGAGCCCGGCCTCCCCACACTGTAACTCCCTCAGGTATATCGATTGGGCGACTTTTGTTTTCATCTGTGATTTCAATCGTTTCCCCATTATTAAGCGTAATAATCAACGATGACACGTCCAGGTGTTGTGTATTCCCATTTTTATTTTTAATATCTATTTTCATGGCTATTTCATTATATGTTATCTGTGCTGGAGTAATAAGTTTACGGTATTAAGAAGCATTTTGACGAAACAATCAACTGACTTATCAGCTAAGGTGGCATTGTAATGCGATCTGATTGGTATCATCAGGACGCTGTTCAAAAAAGGGGGATTAGTTGATCTTGAAATCTTGCTCAAAATGTGTAGCCTCTCGTTTAACTGCCAACTTTTTGGGGCAGTACACTCTGATGCTACACAACTTGCAAGTTTCATTACCCCGACGTAAACATTTATGACAGTTGCTGATTTCAAACGTCCTAAGTTGGAGCTCCCAAACGGGGCAAACAAACTACTATTACACTCTTGTTGTGCACCATGTTCCGGTGAAGTGATGGAGGCTCTTCAGGCCTCAGGAATCGACTACACCATCTTCTTCTATAATCCGAACATTCATCCTCAGAAAGAGTATTTGATTCGTAAGAATGAGAATATTCGATATGCTGAACAACATGGTGTACCGTTTATCGATGCTGATTACGACACTGACAACTGGTTTGAGCGAGCCAAAGGAATGGAATGGGAGCCCGAACGTGGGAGGCGTTGTACTATGTGTTTTGACATGCGTTTTGAACGGACGGCGCTGTACGCCGCTGAAAATGGTTTCAGTGTGATCAGCAGTTCACTGGGCATTTCTCGCTGGAAAAATATGCAGCAGGTTAACGACAGCGGACGGCGAGCTGTCGCACATTATCCGGGCATGGTGTACTGGGATTATAACTGGCGCAAGCAGGGAGGCTCGTCCCGCATGATTGAAATCAGCAAACGCGAACAATTCTATCAGCAGGAATATTGTGGTTGCGTGTATTCACTTCGCGATACCAATTTACACCGCAAATCCCAGGGACGCCCTCTTATCAAAATTGGTCAACTCCACTACGGTAAAGAAGAAGGGCAGGAATGATTTTTACATTACGTCAACAGAGTGTCACAACGTTTCTATATATGGTATGCCGACCGTAATTTTCGAATCATCATGACTAATAGGCAGGTCACCTATGCCAGCAATGACCTGCTCATCTTGAAATTAGCAGAAATCTTGTAGCTATGATGTAGCTCAAAATAGTTTTTCATTCTTTTACCTGATGTCTGTTCCTGGCTGAAAACAGACTGTATTATTTAATTACGCACCACTGACACTTGTTTATTGAAGTAGTGAGTACAAAGCCACATATTTATCAGTGTATGTATACGTCAAAAACAGGAGATTGTTGTGCTGGTTCTGAAGTGTGCGTTAGCAATAGTGGCTGTGGTGGCAATTTATTGCCTTGTTGTTGTTCTTATGGAGCGACTTTCTGATTGATTACATACTGGCTAAAAAAAGCGTTTGCCTGGTTTATCTTTGTCCGGCAAGGTGCGCTCATTAATCTGAAGTAAATTTATTTCTTAAGTATTCAGATTACTTCTTATGGTCGAAGTCTCCTGGCAATGTAGAACCAAAATATTTACAAAAAGGAGACCCGTCGGGGATAGCCCTGCCGGGTCTGACTGTTAAAGCATTTTTAATATGATCATCTATTTTTTGGTGCTATAGACTTTTTCGCCTGAGAAGTCTGGAGCGACCCAAAAGTTAATATTAAACTGAGCATCATCGCTTAGTTCAACACGGTGCCAGTATTGTGGTGGGCTTGTTGCAAAAGAGCCAGCATTAATAACTACTTTTATCTCTGGTTCAGTAGTATTCTCATCAGCAAAACCATAATATGTTACAGTGCCTTCCATTACGCACAACTGCCCAAAAACACCTGCTGCTGTATTATGATGTGTTAATAATGCTGAAGGTACGTTCTCTTTTGTGAAGAACGGAGTTGAGCGTTTGATTACCCAATCTTTAGGAATTCTCTTGTGTGTCATAACCACCTCCTATAAAACATGCATTATGAATGCTCCTTTTGAGGAGTTATGTCAAGCTGTTATGAAACACATAATTGATATGTTGATTAGAGGAGTAGATAGAATAAATATGGTTGTTTTTGGTGTAACTACTTGTTTTTCTTTTGGTTTATGCATTCTGTGTGTTAGGAATAAGTTATTAAAGTTTAATCAAGAAATCTCGATGCATTCCACATAGATTACTGTTACTGAACCTTATTGTGTGCATTAGTTGTGTTCTGAAATTTCAGCTTAATTATTTATGATATATTTTTTAACGATAAATGTTTTCCCAGGTGAAAGACAGTTGGGAATAAGATAAGTAATATATCATTAATCCTGATTATTCCCAGGTACCTTTACTGTGCATATAAATAAATCATATATGCATCAAATAGTGTAAAGGCATCCTTTTAGATATGTCTTATCAAATGTTAATGACTTGAGTGGGAAACATGATTCCAGCAACTTATCATGTGGCTACTTTATAAAAATAATGCCCATATAAAACAACAAGCGAAAAGGATTACGGATAAAAAAGGAGCGAGATGTGCAAACTTGTTATTTTCCATGTTTAACCACCTTAAATAATTGATGATGACGGGATGATTGCATCTGTAATGCTTTTATTGAAATGTTATGATAAAAAAGAACTTTTTCATAACATTAAAATGTAATTTAGCTAATCGTTTTTAATAATAAGTGTCGTATTTCTATCCTTGTACCAGCTATTTGATATGTAGTGTTTGTTCATGCTATGTGGGGCTTTACACCATAGCCAGTTTATTTATACTTTATTCGTCAGCCTGAACAACTGGCATCTGCTGCACTGCGCCATAGAGAGATTGAGAAATGGCGCATATACAACTGGTCAAACAAACTTCTTCTGGTTTACTTCTCCCGGCGACGCCGGAGAGTTGTGATTTTCTGCATCAAATTAAAATAGGCGAGTGGATACACGCTGATTTTAAGCGTGTGCGTAACTACGCATTCCACAAGCGTTTTTTCAAACTCCTGCAACTGGGATTCGATTACTGGACTCCGGTCGGTGGGGCGATCACGCCTCGCGAACGAGAACTGCTGTCTGGTTTCGTTGATTACCTGTGCGAATCAGTTGGTCGGGAACACACGCCAGCCCTGAGTGATGCCGCAGAGCAATATCTGAATACAGTTGCGACACGCAGAACCCGGGATGCGGCATTGCTAAAGTCGTTTGAGGCTTTTCGCGAGTGGGTAACCATTCAGGCTGGATTTTACACCGAACATTTTTATCCGGACGGTAGCCATGGGCGTCGGGCGAAATCCATCGCTTTTGCGAATATGGACGAAACCGAGTTTCAGCAGGTTTATAAATCTGTTCTGAATGTGCTGTGGAACTGGATTCTGTTCCGTAAATTTTCCTCTCTGGAACAAGTCGAAAATGTGGCCGCGCAGCTGCTGGAGTTTGCGTAATGGTGGATTTACGTAAAGCGGCGCGGGGGCAGATGTGCACCGTCAGAATTCCTGGCTACTGCAATCACGATCCGGAAACGTCTGTGCTGGCGCATTACCGACTGGCGGGAACGTGCGGAACAGCGACAAAACCACACGATATGCAGGCGGCGATTGCCTGTAGCTCATGCCACGATCTAATCGACGGGCGGGTAAAAACCAGCGATTACACCAAAGAAGAATTACGCCTGATGCATGCAGAAGGTGTTTTTCGCACACAAGAAATCTGGAGAAAGGAGGGATATTTGTGATTTACCCAACGAATACAGGAAAAAGCGGAGAACACCTTCGTCTCGCCACGCTGGAAAGTGTCTGGATTCAGGGCAAACTGCGTATGTGGGGGCGCTGGTCGTATATTGGCGGTGGCAGGTCAGGAAATATGTTCAATCAGTTGTTGGCATCCAAAAAATTGACGAAAACAGCCATCAATGAAGCCCTGCGCAGAATGAAAAAAGCGGGAATAGAGAAAGCTGAGCTGGAAGCGTTTTTGAGAGAGATGATCAACGGCAAGCAAAAGAGCTGGCTGGCGCATTGTACTGATGCAGAGGCGTTATGTATTGATCGAGTCATAAGTGAGGTGCTGGCAGAGCATCCAGGATTGATTAGCGTCCTTCGGCAACGGTATGAGGGCGGGGGATGACCAAACGCAAAATGGCTGAATTGCTAAATGATGCACACCCAGAGTGGTGTTTTAGCACATGCGAAAAGCGAATTGCTAATTGGTTGGCCGTTGCTGAGTATGCGCTATACATTCCCATGCGAGAATCATTCGCTCAAAAAACGGCTTGATTTTTTACGCATAAACTGCTTCAATTTTGCTACGCTTCGCAAAGCTGTATCGCGTGGCGAATCAAGCGCAATTAAACTTTAATAGAACCCGCATCGAGCGGGTTTTGTTGTTTTTGTGGTGTGATATAAGAAACGACATTTAATAATTGCCTTCAAAATAAATTTGTTTATATATTGTCGCGTATATTTTAAATGAAGGTGAAATGTTCACATAAAATAAAAATACATAAATAAATTTACATAACTTGACGCAAAGTGTTGTTGCGATTGGAATATTAAATCGTATTATCGAAAACGGTTCTGAGGTGGAACTCTTCTTTGATCGGTGATATCGCTCCCCTGAAGAACCAATGCCGACTTAGCTCAGCAGGTAGAGCAACTGACTTGTAATCAGTAGGTCACCAGTTCGATTCCGGTAGTCGGCACCATATGCGGGTATCGTATAATGGCTATTACCTCAGCCTTCCAAGCTGATGATGCGGGTTCGATTCCCGCTACCCGCTCCAGCATTTGAAACAAGCCTTATTGTATTGCGGCACTGGCGTATTTTTTATTACGTGGGAGCAGGTTGTTTTGGAAAAGCATTCTGTTCTCTGGCTATGATTTGAGGCCAGGTGTAGCCTCAGTGCTGATTTTTTTACGACAGCAGAATGGTGCATTATCGGTGGAGATTTTGTATTTCCTGGCAGGGTCGGTGATGCATCATTCTGGTGTTGTAAAAGCACCACAGAGGTGTTCCTCAGTGCGAGGGTGGTTTATATAGTGGTTTAGCGGGGAATCACAATATTTGTTGTAGGGACAGATATTTCGGGAGGCACCCGACACCTCGATTTTTATTACAATTAAAATGATTTATCTTATACATTGACCAACCGCCATATCTGGCGGTTTTTTTTTATACCTGCATCAGACAAAAAAAGACACGAGCATCCAGGAATACTCGTGGGACAACGTCCTTTAGATAGCAATTTGCGAGAGGGTGAAAAGTAGCGCGGTCGTCGGATTAAGACCGCGGGACAAAGTCCATGAAGAATAATAAGTATTGGCCCCCTTCTGGGGACATGTTCATACTACTAAGCTTCAGAAGTGGTTTAAATCATCAAATTAACCTTAATTTTCGATAAGTCTTATTTCATTTCTTTGCGCCACATCTGGCGCGCATCAAATAACGCCACGCAAAGGGCATCTGCGGATGCCGGTGCTTTTGACGGGGTGTTTTTTACGGGCCGCTGGTGGCCATTTTTTGTTTCCGTTACACAGCGCCCGCATCTGCGAGGTGGGGGTTATGAAATCCATGGATAAGTTAACAACGGGTGTCGCCTATGGCACCTCCGCAGGCAGTGCTGGCTACTGGTTTTTACAGCTGCTCGATAAAGTCACGCCCTCACAGTGGGCAGCAATAGGTGTGCTGGGTAGCTTGGTATTTGGCCTGCTGACGTACCTGACAAACCTTTATTTCAAGATTAAAGAAGATAAGCGCAAGGCTGCGAGAGGTGAATAATGCCTCCATCATTACGAAAAGCCGTTGCTGCTGCTATTGGTGGCGGAGCAATTGCTATAGCATCAGTGTTAATCACTGGCTCAAGTGGTAACGATGGTCTGGAGGGTGTCAGCTACATACCATACAAAGATATTGTTGGTGTATGGACTGTATGTCACGGGCATACAGGAAAAGACATCATGCTCGGTAAAACGTATACCAAAGCAGAATGCAAGGCACTCTTGAATAAAGACCTTGCCACTGTCGCCAGACAAATTAACCCGTACATCAAAGTCGATATACCGGAAACAACGCGCGGCGCTCTTTACTCATTCGTTTACAACGTGGGTGCTGGCAATTTCAGAACATCGACGCTTCTTCGCAAAATAAACCAGGGCGATATCAAAGGCGCATGTGATCAGCTACGTCGCTGGACATATGCTGGCGGTAAGCAATGGAAAGGTCTCATGACTCGTCGTGAGATTGAGCGTGAAATCTGTTTGTGGGGTCAGCAATGAACAGAGTAACCGCGATTATCTCCGCTCTGGTTATCTGCATCATCGTCTGCCTGTCATGGGCTGTTAATCATTACCGTGATAACGCCATTACCTATAAAGCCCAGCGCGACAAAAATGCCAGAGAACTGAAGCTGGCGAACGCGGCAATTACTGACATGCAGATGCGTCAGCGTGATGTTGCTGCGCTCGATGCAAAATACACGAAGGAGTTAGCTGATGCGAAAGCTGAAAATGATGCTCTGCGTGATGATGTTGCCGCTGGTCGTCGTCGGTTGCACATCAAAGCAGTCTGTCAGTCAGTGCGTGAAGCCACCACCGCCTCCGGCGTGGATAATGCAGCCTCCCCCCGACTGGCAGACACCGCTGAACGGGATTATTTCACCCTCCGGGAACGACTGGTAATGATGCAGGCCCAACTTGAAGGAGCTCAGCAATACATAACCGAACAGTGTTTAAAGTAAAATCTTAACTACAATATGATTTATTTTGATGATTGTTTCATAAGGAACAGTGAAGTAAGATCTAAGAGGAGTTAAATTTTATACAGTATAATCATAATATTGCAGCAAGGTGGTTATAATTGAAAGAATATTTAGATATGAATACATCTCATGTAAGAGTTGTTACTCATATGTGTGGGTTCCTGGTTTGGCTCTATAGTCTTTCAATGTTGCCACCAATGGTTGTAGCATTGTTTTATAAAGAAAAAAGCCTGTTCGTTTTCTTTATAACCTTCGTTATATTTTTTTGCATTGGTGGCGGAGCGTGGTATACAACTAAGAAATCTGGCATTCAATTACGTACCCGTGATGGGTTTATTATAATTGTAATGTTTTGGATTTTGTTTTCTGTTATTAGTGCATTCCCTTTATGGATTGACTCAGAACTTAATTTAACGTTCATTGATGCTCTTTTCGAAGGGGTTTCTGGAATAACAACAACAGGAGCAACTGTAATTGATGATGTTAGTTCATTACCTCGGGCATATTTGTACTATCGGTCACAGTTAAATTTTATAGGTGGTTTAGGAGTTATTGTTCTGGCGGTTGCTGTATTGCCATTATTGGGTATTGGTGGTGCAAAGCTTTATCAGTCAGAAATGCCGGGGCCATTTAAGGATGACAAACTCACTCCCCGCCTGGCCGATACGTCACGGACACTGTGGATAACTTATTCTTTATTAGGTATTGCTTGTATTGTCTGTTATAGACTTGCAGGAATGCCTTTGTTTGATGCTATTTGTCACGGGATTTCCACAGTTTCGCTTGGTGGTTTCTCAACTCATAGCGAGAGTATCGGATATTTTAATAACTATTTGGTTGAGCTGGTGGCTGGTTCTTTTTCCCTGCTATCGGCTTTCAACTTCACTCTTTGGTATATTGTTATTAGCAGGAAAACGATAAAACCTTTAATCAGAGATATTGAACTTCGTTTCTTTCTGTTAATAGCCTTAGTGGTGATCATTGTTACCTCTTTCCAGGTCTGGCATATAGGTATGTATGACTTGCATGGAAGTTTTATTCATTCGTTTTTTCTTGCCAGCTCCATGCTCACTGATAATGGTTTAGCTACGCAGGATTATGCAAACTGGCCCACGCACACGATAGTGTTTTTGCTGTTGTCAAGTTTCTTTGGGGGATGTATAGGTTCAACTTGTGGTGGAATTAAGTCACTTCGATTTCTTATACTTTTCAAACAAAGCAAACACGAGATAAATCAGCTTTCTCATCCCAGAGCGTTGTTGAGTGTAAATGTAGGAGGGAAGATAGTTACAGATCGTGTAATGAGGTCTGTATGGAGTTTCTTTTTTCTTTATACTCTCTTCACGGTGTTTTTTATACTGGTGTTAAATGGTATGGGATATGATTTTCTTACATCATTTGCAACAGTGGCTGCATGTATTAATAATATGGGATTAGGTTTTGGGGCTACTGCATCGTCATTCGGAGTGCTTAATGACATTGCAAAATATTTAATGTGCATAGCTATGATTCTTGGTCGCCTTGAAATTTATCCTGTTATTATATTGTTTTCAGGTTTTTTTTGGCGCTCCTAATATATGGCTGATTTATAATTGTGAGTTTAATATTATATTGACTCACTCATTGATCCAATACCTAACTTTACCAGCAACACCTCCGCCCCCAGTAGCACTGGCTGCTGGGGTGCGTTTTATTCATAAAGCAAGGCTGTATGAGCGAGAAATTAAAGATAGTCTATCGCCCATTACAAGAATTGTCACCGTATGCGCACAACGCCAGGACGCACAGTACTGAGCAGGTGGCACAACTGGTAGAAAGTATTAAGCAATTCGGCTGGACTAATCCGGTGCTGATTGACGAAAAGGGCGAAATTATTGCGGGTCACGGTCGTGTTATGGCGGCTGAAATGCTCAAAATGGATTCTGTTCCGGTCATTGTTCTGTCTGGCCTGACGGATGAGCAGAAAAAGGCGTACCGCTTGGCAGATAATCGCCTACCGATGAATGCTGGCTGGGATGAAGATCTGTTGCGGATGGAGCTGTCGGTCCTAATCAATGCTGATTTTGATGTCTCCCTGACAGGCTTCGGCCCGACAGAAATTGATGAACTGTTGACGGATGTTTTGCCCGGTACAGGAAATAAGGAGGAGCCGTATACGACGAAAATTGATACGCCTGTTTATGAGCCGTCGGGCGGTAAACCGGATATCAGTGAACTGTACGACGATACGAAAACTCAGGAGCTGATCAGCCGGATACGTTCGGCGTCCCTTGATCCTGATATTGAGAAATTCCTCCTGTGTGCGGCAGAACGTCACACGGTGTTTAATTTCAGCAGAATTGCGGACTATTACGCTCATGCCCCCGCTGAAATTCAGTGCCTTTTCGAGGAGTCGGCGCTGGTGATCATTGATTATCAGCAGGCTATTGAAAATGGATTTGTCCGAATGACGCAGCGCATGGTGGAGATCATGCATGGCGGGGAGGAGGAATATGCGTGATGATTTTTGCGCCTTTATTCTGACTCACGGGCGACCGGAAAAAGTTCTGACTTACCGGACGTTGCGTCGTGCTGGCTATACCGGGAAAATTTTTATCGTTGTTGATGATGAAGATAAGACACGGCATCAGTACATGGCTGAATTTGGTGAACAGGTGCTGGTATTTTCCAAAGCCGATATCGCCAGTCGTTTTGACGAAGCCGATAATTTTGGTGACCGCCGCTCAATTTTTTACGCCCGTAATGCCTGTTTCGACCTGGCAAAACTGGTCGGGTGTAAATACTTCATTCAGCTCGATGATGATTATCACGAGTTCCAGTTTCGGGTGGATCGCAACTATGACCAGGCCTATTTTCCGATAAGGAAACTGGATGCGATCCTTTCTGAAATGCTGGCGTACTACGAATCAATACCTGTTCTTTCCATCGCTATGTCGCAGGGCGGGGATTTTCTTGGTGACAATGGCGGCCATGCTTCGTGGGTGAAACGCAAGGCAATGAACAGCTTTATCTGTTCGGTTGATCGACCGTTCTCATTCATGGGGCGCATTAACGAGGATGTGAATACGTACACGAATCTCGGTCGCTGTGGTGAATTGTTTATGACGATCGGTGCTGTCCAGTTAGGGCAGAAACAGACGCAGAAAAACAGCGGCGGAATGACCGAGCTGTATCTGGATTCCGGAACCTACGTTAACCGAATCCCATCTCGGCAAGGAGCTGCTGGAAAAAGTCGAGCTGACGGAGGATAACGCCAGCAAACTGGAGGAGTTTTCGAAAGAGTGGAAGGACGCCAACGATAAATGGAATGCCATGTGGGGCGTCAAAATTGAGCAGACCGAAGACGGCAGGCATTATGTCGCGGGGCTTGGCCTTAGTATGGAGGATACGGAGGAAGGCAAACTGAGCCAGTTCCTGGTTGCCGCTAACCGTATCGCGTTTATTGACCCGGCAAACGGGAATGAAACGCCGATGTTTGTGGCGCAGGGCAACCAGATATTCATGAACGAAGTGTTCCTGAAGTATCTGACGGCTCCCACCATTACCAGTGGCGGCAATCCTCCGGTATTTTCCCTGACACCGGACGGGCGGCTGACGGCGAAAAATGCCGATATCAGCGGTAACGTGAATGCGAACTCCGGGACGCTCAATAATGTCACGATTAACGAGAACTGTCGGGTTCTGGGAAAACTGTCCGCGAACCAGATTGAAGGCGATCTCGTTAAAACAGTGGGCAAAGCTTTCCCCCGGGACTCCCGTGCACCGGAGCGGTGGCCATCAGGGACTATTACCGTCAGGGTTTATGACGATCAGTCGTTTGACCGGCAAATTGTTATTCCAGCGGTGGCTTTCTGCGGTGCCAGACATGAGCGGGAGAATAGCGATACTTATTCGTCATGCCGCCTGATAGTGAAGAAAAACGGGGCTGAAATTTATAACCGAACGGCTCTGGATAATACTCTGATTTACACGGGTGTTATTGATATGCCTGCAGGCAGTGGTGTAATGACACTGGAGTTTTCTGTATCAGCATGGTGGGTAAATGGCTGGTATCCCACAGCAAGTATCAGCGATTTGCTGGTTGTGGTGATGAAGAAAGCCACTACAGGCATCACGATTAGCTGAATTTTATAACCCAGATACGGGCACCAGAAATGGTGCCTTTTTTATTGCAGAAAAGCGAGAGGTAATTATGCGTAAATTATGTGCTGTTATTCTGTCCGCAGTAGTCTGGCTGGTTGCCGCTGGTACGCCAGCGAGCGCAGCAGAGCATCAGTCCACACTAAGCGCCGGGTATCTTCAGACCCATACTGATATGCCAGGCAGTGATGACCTGAAGGGCATTAACGTGAAATACCGTTATGAATTTACGGACACGCTGGGGCTGGTGACGTCATTCAGTTATGCAGGATACAAGAATCGTCAGCTGACCCGTTACAGCGATACCCGCTGGCATAAAGATTCCGTGCGTAACCGCTGGTTCAGCGTGATGGCGGGGCCGTCTGTGCGCGTGAATGAATGGTTCAGCGCGTATGCGATGGCGGGTATGGCTTACAGCCGTGTTTCGACTTTTTCCGGGGATTACCTCCGCGTAACTGACAACAAGGGGAAAACGCACGATGTGCTGACCGGAAGTGATGACGGTCGCCACAGCAACACGTCTCTGGCGTGGGGGGCTGGCGTGCAGTTTAACCCGACCGAATCCGTGGCCATTGATATTGCTTATGAAGGCTCCGGCAGTGGTGACTGGCGCACTGACGGTTTCATCGTGGGTGTCGGTTATAAGTTCTGATTAGCCAGGTAACACAGTGTTATGACAGCCCGCCGGTTCAGGCGGGCTTTTTTGTGGAGTGGATATGGCAGCAGTAAAAATCTCAGGTGTGCTGAAAGATGGTGCGGGAAAACCAATACAGAACTGCACTATTCAACTGAAGGCAAAGCGTAACAGCACCACGGTACTGGTGAACACGGTGGCCTCTGAAAATCCGGATGAAGCCGGGCGTTACAGCATGGATGTTGAGTATGGCCAGTACAGCGTCACCCTGCTGGTTGAAGGTTTTCCGCCTTCACATGCCGGGACCATTACCGTCTATGAAGGTTCCAGACCAGGTACGCTGAATGATTTTCTCGGTGCCATGACGGAAGATGATGTCATGCCGGAGGCATTGCGTCGTTTTGAGGAAATGGTGGAAGAAGCGGCACGCAACGCTGAAGCCGCCTCTCAGAGCGCAGCGGCGGCAAAGAAATCCGAAACTGCAGCGGCATCATCGAAGAACGCGGCGAAAACCTCAGAAACGAATGCAGCTAACAGCGCACAGGCGGCAGCGACCTCACAGACTGCATCGGCAAACTCCGCGACAGCAGCCAAAAAATCAGAAACCAACGCGAAAAACAGTGAGACAGCCGCAAAGACGAGCGAAACCAACGCAAAGTCCAGCCAGACGGCAGCGAAAACCAGCGAAACGAATGCTAAAGCCAGTGAAACTGCGGCAAAAAACAGCCAGGTTGCAGCAGCCCAAAGCGAGAGCGCGGCAGCCGGTTCTGCGACTTCAGCAGCTGGATCAGCAACTGCTGCGGCTAACAGCCAGAAAGCTGCGAAGACGAGTGAAACTAACGCAAAGTCCAGCCAGACGGCAGCGAAGACCAGCGAAACGAATGCCAAAGCCAGTGAAACTGCGGCGAAAAGCAGTCAGGATGCAGCGGCTCAAAGCGAGAGTGCCGCAGCCAGTTCTGCAAGCGCGGCGGCTGCTTCTGCCACTGCATCAGCTAACAGTCAAAAAGCAGCAAAAACCAGTGAAACCAACGCAAAGGTGAGCGAAACAGCGGCTGCGAACTCAGCGAAAGCATCGGCAGCAAGCCAGACGGCAGCTAAAGCAAGCGAAGATGCAGCCAGAGAGTACGCAAGCCAGGCTGCGGAGCCGTATAAATATGTCTTACAGCCGCTGCCTGATGTGTGGATACCATTTAACGATTCGCTGGATATGATTACGGGCTTTTCGCCGTCATATAAAAAAATTGTTATTGGTGACGATGAAATAACGATGCCTGGCGACAAGATTGTTAAGTTTAAACGTGCATCGAAAGCAACCTATATTAACAAATCTGGTGTGCTGACAGAGGCTGCCATTGACGAGCCACGATTTGAACGTGATGGCCTGCTTATTGAGGGGCAAAGAACAAACTACATGCTCAATTCGGAAAGCCCTGCCAGTTGGGGGCGATCGTCAAATATGGATGTGCCCGAAACAGGGACGGATAATTTTGGTTTTACCTATGGAAAGTTTGTCTGCAACGATTCTCTGATTGGGCAAACCTCAGCCATTAATATGGCATCAATTGCTGCAACAAAGTCAGTTGATGTCTCAGGCGATAATAAACACGTGACAACCTCATGTCGTTTTAAAACAGAACTGCAGGTAAGGTTGCGTATCCGGTTTGATAAATATGACGGTAGCGCAACAACTTTTCTTGGTGATGCGTATATTGATACACAAACGCTTGAAATTAATATGACAGGCGGTGCTGCCTCAAGGATTACAGCGAGAGTCAGAAAGGACGAAGCTACCGGATGGATTTTTGCAGAGGCAACAATTCAGGCAATTGATGGGGAGTTAAAAATAGGCTCTCAGATACAGTATTCTCCTAAGCAGAGCGGGGCAACCGTATCTGGTGACTATATTTATCTGGCCACCCCACAAGTAGAAGATGGGCCTTGTGTATCATCTTTTATTATATCAGGAGCGACGGCGGCGACCCGCGCAAGCGATATAGTTACAGTTCCAATTAAGAATAATCTTTATAATCTTCCTTTTACGGTTCTTTGTGAGGTACATAAGAACTGGTATAAAACGCCAAATGCAGCGCCACGTGTTTTTGATACCGGCGGTCATCAAACCGGAGCGGCTATTATTCTTGGCTTCGGTCGTTCAACAGATTACGACGGATTTCCTTATTGCGATATTGGAGGAGCTAACAGACGGGTAAACGAAAACGCATCGCTTGAAAAAATGGTTATGGGGATGCGTGTAAAGTCAGAGCAGTCTACGTGCTCAGTAAGTAACGGGCATATATCCAGCGAAACAAAAACCACATGGTCCTGTATTCAGAACACCGCAATTATCCGTATTGGAGGCCAGACTACAGCCGGGTTACGTCATTTATTTGGTCATGTCAGGAATTTCAGAATATGGCACAAGGCATTGACTGATGCTCAGGTGGGGGAGTCAATCTAATGAAAGATTTAACACTCAAATTTGAAGACAGGGCCGACTTTTCGGCCTTTATGGAGAGTATTGGCTATTATGATGACGAGTCGATGCAGGATGATATTCTTATCGACGTGATAGGTAACGTGTACAAAGAAACCGGAGAACTGACTGAAGATGGCGAACCGGTATGTGTTAAGGAAGACGGATATTTTGTAAACGTGCGCATCATTAATGATTCGCAAATATCGTCATTATTCGATGAATACGTGGTTGCTGTTGAGCATCAACTTCGTGGCTGGATGTGAGGAAGAAAAATGGCTACATCGACAGTAATTCCTGATGACATCAAAACGCTAAAATCCGACGTTAGCAAATTAAAAAACGATCAAGGAAGCTACGCAACAAAATCTTATGTAGACAATAAAACAACATGGAATGGTTATTGCAATGTAATCTATGATCAAAAAACATTGCCAACAACTGGAACTATATTCAGCGGTAAGCTGCATTTGTCAAATAAGACTGGTGAAACGGAAAACGCTTATAGTGACATATATACCAGAAAAAATATTGATGGTACTAAAGATACAATGACGAGGATCGTCACACATAACGGGACAAAAGGTATCTTTTGGGACTTTAGTGATCTTTACGGAGGAACTTTAATTTTTCCAGGCAGTGATGGTTACCTTAAGATGGGGAACTGTCTCATGTCGTATGGTGTGCGGGGAAGTAACGCGCTTATTAAGTTTGATAATACAGACTCATTGCAGATCAAATATGCTAATCACGGGTCGACCATGACACTAAACACGCAAGGTACGGCGTATTCTGGTGTGTCGACGTTATTATGGGGAAATTCCAGCCGTCCTGTTGTTTATGAAGTCGGTGTTGATGGTGGCGCTTATATGTTCTATGCGCAGAAAAATACCGATAACACCTATATGTTAAGCGTTAATGGTGCATGTCATGCCACCGCATTTAACCAGCATTCCGACCGGGATCTGAAAGACAACATTCAGGTGATCGATAATGCAACCGACCGCATCCGTAAAATGAACGGCTATACATACACGCTTAAAGAAAACGGTATGCCCTATGCTGGTGTCATTGCACAGGAAGCTCTGGAAGCAATCCCAGAAGTTGTAGGTTCCGCAATGAAATATCAGGACGGTGCGAGCGGATCGGAAGGTGAAGAAGGTGAACGTTATTACACAGTAGATTATTCTGGTGTTACTGGCTTGCTTGTTCAGGTAGCCAGAGAGTCAGACGACAGAATAACAGCACTGGAAGAAGAAAACGCAGAATTAAGACAAAGATTATCTGTAATTGAGGCGGCGCTTGCGTCTAAATAATATTAAGGGGCCGAGCGCCCCGTTTTATTGGGTAGGATGAAAATGGATATAACACCTTTCCTTCATGCGCTTTGTGCTGTGGCTGCGCAGCTACTGATTGGTCTTTTTACCGGGAACTGGGCTTACGGGGCGATAGCCGGTTGTACGTTCTTCATTGCGCGTGAACACACCCAGGCAGAATATCGCTGGATCGAAATGTTCGGGCATGGCAAGCGAATGAATATGCCGTGGTGGGGCGGTTTTGATACACGTGCATGGGATGTGGCAAGCCTGATGGATTTTGCTGTGCCGGTGGTGGCGTGTCTGCTGGTCTGGCTGTTGGTTAATCGTGGGTGA